AAAGGCTATTTGCTCCTTTTTTTGGTTTTATCCACTCCTTTTATAACACCTTTATTCTTAGATGCATAGAAAACAGTTTCTCCCTTCTTCTTACCATACTGTTTCTTCATAGATTTCATAATTTTTTTACCTTTTTGTGTCAATGGCATAATTAATCGTCTATCATGACCTTAGCTTGGTCAACTCCTGTCTTTGCAAGGCTTACACCCGCTCTTAATTTAGCTAAATCTTCGTTTTGTTCTAGTTTTTCGTCAAAATTTTCTCCTTGCTGCATTAATCTTGCTCTTGCAAGGTCAATCTGTGCTTGATCATTGTCTTTTTTACGTTCATTTTCCATTGCACGTAGATCAACTTCTCTTGCTTTTAGTTTTAAAAGTGGATCAGAGTCAAATTGTGAAGTAATTTTCTTCTCTTCTCTCATAAACTCCTCTGTCATTTCTGCAATCAACACAGATTTTCTTGCTTCAATCTCATTTGTAAACGCTTGTAGCTGTTGTGCAGCTTGTGGGTTCATAGCTGCCTGCATTTGTAGTTGTTGCATCTGCATCATTTGCTCTCTAAACTCTAATTGAACTTGTTCTTGAGCCATAATTGATATGTGTTCTAATATATTTTTTTGTATCGCAGCCATAACTTGTGGATTATTTCTAACCATGTTTGTTGACATGAAGTTTAAATGTGCTGTGATGTGAGCTCTATGGTCTTGACCAGGAAAAGCTTGAAATGGTTTACCAGCAAGAGCGTTTATGTGTTCCATACTTGGATCCATTGGTGCGTTTGGTGCAGGTGGTGGTAAAACTGTGTCTACGTTTTTAACACCAATCGCCTCATACATGTTTCTATAGATTTGATACATGTTGTGTAACTGTGGATTTGATGTTGCAATTTGTAATTGTGTTTGTGCAAGTGTAATTCTTTGTGACATAGAAAATATATTTGGATCTGCAACAGGCACGACATCTATTCTGTCATCAAAGTCTGCTTGTTTTATATTTCTTTGTCCACCTACAACATCATATGGATATTCTGGTGGTAAATATTGTGAAACAACTTTTGCAAGTAATTTAAATTCATCTTTCATAGCTGCATAACATCTTTTGTGTATTGCACTCATGACTCTTGAACCACGTTCTAACAAAGCAATTGTAGTTCCTACAGCTGCTCCTTGATTACCATCACCAACTTGCATGTCAGCAATAGCTGCAAATCTTTGACCTGCTTGTACAACTATGCCTAATAAATTTAATAATGTCTGCGATGGTTCTTTGTATGGCAAAGGAAAGAATGCATCTCTTAAACTACCACCTGGTGCATCTACATCTTTAAACTCACCTGGTTGTATTGGAGCTGCTTCATCTCTAACTCTAACGCCTCTTTGTTTAAATCCTGCAGGTAAATTAGATAATGTTCCTGCATCTAATAATTGACGGAGAGCCGCCGTTGCCGTACGACTCAATCCGCCAATCATGTGAATGAGTCCAAAGCCATAAAATCCTAGTCCTGGCAGAAATTTGAAATGGACGAAATATTGGATTTTATTTTTCTTTAGATCATCGGGCGCATAGTTTCTCCGTATAGAGAGAACTAATCGGCTACCTTCTTCTACAGTTACTATGTAGGGTAATTTTATTCCAGTCGGTTGTCCGTCTGCACCGACTTCTTCAAAACCTTCTAAATCTAAATTTACATGACACTCCAACAAAGTATACATAGTTTCTTGTTTGCCAACTTTTTTAGTGCCATCTAATTCTCTTTCTTTTTTTTCAATATCATTTTGTTCAACGTTTCCTGGTGGTGCTAAATCTACGTCTTTATAAAAACCATTTACTTGTTGTTTTCTTAATTCATTTTCTGAAATTTTTACGACATGTATTACAGCTTCTGCATCATCTAAACTTGTAGCTGTGTATGGCACAACTAATTCATCAGCGGGCACAAATTTTGAAACAACTCTACCAAGAGGCACATCATAATAAACTTTTTTAAATGTAGAACCTGATAGTGGTAAATGAAATAACATTGAATCAAATTCTTCTTCATACTCTTTCATTTGATCCATAATTAAATAATTCATGTAATCTTTTACACGAACTGCTTGTTGTTCTGTCTGTGGATTTTTTACACCTATAACCTGTGTTCTTACAGGTCCATCTGCTGGTAATAATTCTTTGTACGCTTGTGCTTGAAACTGTGTTACTGCTTCTGCTAAAACAGGGTGAGTTGCACCAGATGCACCTTGAAAAGGTTCTGTTCTGTTTTCATATTTAAATCCTAAAAGATCCAGTCCTGACTTATAAGATTGTTCCCAATCTTTTCTTGACGCTTTGTAGTCCATATAATTTTGAACCATATCACCGCCTATTGGATCTAAAATATCATCAGGAAGGATATCTGCTAAATTGTCAAAATGATTTTCTGTTCCAGGTATATTTATAGCTCCCGGTTCAAAGTCTAATGTTACACCACCATCTTCTTCTGGTATAACTTCTACGGGTCCTTTTTCTGGTGTCTCCTCTTGAATCTCTACTTTTTCTATCTCTTCTTCTGTAGGAAGATCTATCTCAGTACGAGTATTACTAGGGAGTCCTTTGTCTATTTCTGCCATTTACTACTCCTTTACTTTCTTAACATTATTATAATCAATAGGCAACCCATCTGGTGTAGGTCCTGCCTCTGGCGCTGGACCCTCTTCTACGCCTCCTTGTTTAGCTATTCCACCGCCTGCAAGCTCTATTTGTTGCGTAGGATCAGGGAATAATTTATCCATAATCATTTGTTTTAAATTAGATCTTCTTGTTGCTCTTTCTAAATTCTTTTTAGCTTCTTTATCTTTAACTCTTTTCTTACCTTTTTCAAAAATTTCTTTTGCATCTTCTAATTTTAATTCTGTTTTTATTCTAGGTTGGGCAAAGTCGCTATCTAATCCAGAGAAGTCTTCTCCTATTTTAATATCTGTCTCTTCTTGTTTAACAACACTTCTTGCTTCTCTTTCTTCTGGTGTAAGAGCAACTAATCTTTTTGTTGCACCAATTAAATCTGTTCCAATAAATCCTTGCTCTAATGCTTCTAATACTGGTTTGCCCTCTTCGTAAGCTTTGTAAGTATCATATGCAATTACAGGTGTAAAAGCTAAACCTAAAATTTTTCCGCCAGCTTTTAAATAATTTTTTTTCATTAAATCATCTGGGATACTTCTAGCCATGTCAAATAAATCTTGCAGTAGTGGCACTCTTGAATTTAATTGTGATGCGAAACTTACACCTTTTACTTTTGATAAAGCTTGAAGATCTATATTCTTTTTACCTAACGCTAATAATTCATCCGCTTGTTCTTGTGTGATTTTAGATAAATCTAAATCACCTAATTCATCTGCAAAGCTCATGCCTTTTCTAAGATCAAAACCTTTTGATTTAGTTGTTACGTTTCCTTCAGCATCCATGTCTGCTAGTTCAAAATCTATTAGACCTTTTAATGGACCTCTCATATTATTTTTTAATCTTGTTTGTTTAGCATTAGTCTCATCTATAATTCTTTTTCTTTCAGCTAAAGTTAGATTAGGATTTTTTAATAAATTATCTCTGTTGGTTATGATAGCATTACGTGCAGCTTCCAGCTTCATCATTGGTTCAGATATGTTTAGAGACGCAGGTATTAAAGAAAATCTATTTAACGTTTGTCCTCTAAATTTAGGTTGACTGTGATGGATGACTAGATCTTTTGATAAGTTTGGATATCTTTTAGTTTTATACTTACTTAATTTTTCATAGACACGATACGGATCTTGTTTTCTATAAACTGCAGCTTTGTCTCTTCTTACAGCTAAATCTTCTTCAGGAGATCTAGGTTGTTTTACATTTTTATATTCTGAACTAGAAGTTATGGTTTCTACTTTATTTTGTAGTTTTAATAAATTTTCTTCTGTTGCTGGTAGATATTCATTACCAAATTTTTTTATATTTTTATCTGTTATTTTTAATTTAAAAAATTTATTTCCTGCAGGGTTTGTATCAACAACTATTGATACACCTCTAACTCTTAGATCTTTTGCTCTTTTTACTAAATCTTCACTAACTTCTGACACAACGCCAGCTTTCTCTCCTCTAACAATTCTTGATTTTGCGCCAGCTAATTTTGCTGCTTCTAGTTTTGTTAAAGGTTTTGCATAATCTTTTCCTTCAACTAAATAAGACTTAATTGTTTTGGCTGCTCTACCTGTGCCTTGTACTATTTCATTCTGTGTAGGTATCCTTCCATTCTTAGCAAGAAAATCTTGAACAAATTTTTTTAACTCATCTGCAATACCACCTCTGTTAAATTCTAATCTTTCTGCATCTCTATCTTGTTTTACAAAAGCACGAAACGCTCCTTTTGAATTACCTATATTTTCGACAAGGTAATTCTGCATGTCGTTAAATTTTTTTAATTCCATTATTCTCCTAACATGTAAGCTAGGCCTCCTGAAGCTTTTTTAATAGGAGGTGCAGATTTTTTAACTTCATCCATGATTTCTTTTTGAACAATTTCATCTATGGCATCAGCTCCTGCTTCTGTTCCATCCATGTCAAATTCTACTTTGTACTCATCATACTCAGCACCTTCGTCTATAAATTTTCCTGCCTCTGGATCAACGTCTTTTTTAGGCGCCTTATATTCCATGACGGTTCTATCGTTTATAGTGTCAAAAGTTTTATCACCAGCACTTCCAACACCCATTTTATCTTTTACAATCTGTGCATCACCAGTTACGATATCTTCTGTTAAAGTATATTCATCACCATTCTTACCTATGTAAGAATATTCTTCTACTCTTTCCGATGGTCCTACTTTTGATTGTTTTCCAAACATTTTTATTTTTGCAACAAGATCAAAAAAATACGATGGAGCTTGTGTTACAGTTTCTGTTGCTTTCTCTATTACAGGCGCTGCTTTCTCTGCACCTTTAAAATATCTACCAAGAATAGGTATCGATGCAAGACCACCCATAATTTTCATGAACGTTCTTCTGTCCATGCCATCTTTTAAACCAATACGTCCACCCATAGATTTTTTCTCTGGATCTGGTTTTTTAGTTTTAACCTCTTTAATATTTTTACGCATCTCTTTTTGCATTCTTGCAAAGATGTTATCAAACATCCCTTTCTGACCAACTTGTTGACCACCCATGATACCTTTAGATGTATCAATAACGTTGCCTTTCATATCGACAACTTTATCTTGTTGTTTGACTCTCTCTATTGCTTCTTGTTTAATTTTAATTTTTTCTAGGCCATCTGGTTTTCTACCAGTCACTTTCATAAAACCTTTTGTCAGTCTGACAATCATTTGTGGTACTGTAAATATAGCCATTAATAATAATTCCTTTTACGAGTTTCTGCCTTTTCATCTACGTAATCTTCAGGGTGACCAATCAGACCGCCCTGTCTGAATCTCATGATAGCTTGGGTCGTAGAGTCCACCAAGTCATCGTGGTCGCCATAAGGGAATGAAGCACACTCCTCCATGACCTCCTCAGCAAATTTTTGTTGAGGACACCATATCATACCAGATTCGAACAGAGGTGCAACAGCATTTACACGAGCATGCTTGTCGTTTCCTTTTGACGGGGTAAAATTTACAACAGGTATATTCATTTGTCTAAGCTCGTATGTTAGAGGCAAACCAGATGCTTTTGCCTCAATAATAACAGATTCAGGTTTCCAGTAATCATATTGTTCAAGGGCCAACCTACGTAATTCAGGGAACTCGTATCTACCTTTGATGGCATCTAAAAGTATAAGATTGGCCCCACTATCTTCGTCAGGATAGAATATACCCCAAGTCGTTATAGCACTGTAGTCTGCTGTTTCTTTTTTAAGAAACGCTGTATCGTAAGATTGTATGACATGCTGTAGTTGTGGAATCTCTTCGCTCGTGTAAGTTCTCCACCACTCACGTTTTAATATTGCTCCTTCTTCAGCTGTTGGATTTTGCATCCATTGTGCATTCCATTTAGCAACTGGCAATGTTGCTTGTACTTTCTCAAGCTCATCTAACTTCCAATATTCTGGCCACACAGGCTTGGGCCGTGAGCCGTGGTCCATGATCGCTGGAAATTCGACCACGTGCCACTGATCAGCTTTTGGTTCTGATTGATTTTTTATTAACATACCTGTTAAATCTCTC